AGTAACGTCACGTTTGAATGTTAAGAAGCCTCCTTACATTTTTAATCGTTATGTCAATGAATTTCTTAAATTATTGGTACCTGATTCCCATCATGAATTTCCTATTGATTATCGTGATGTTAAAACAAATTCAAAACGATTTATTCATGAACATAGGAAGTTTATGGAAGTTTGGAGTGATGCAAGGTTTATCATTAAGAGTTTTCTTAAGAGAGAACCATTGGAACGTAAGATAGGACATCCAAGAATTATTTCGACGGTGCCTTTATCACATAAATTCAGGTTGTTATCTTATGTTAACAGTGCTGCTGAGTATTTAAAACGTTTCCATTGGTATGCTTTTGGACAATCCCCTATTCAATTGTTTGAGAAGATGCATTTGCATTTATCAAAATTTGAATTTTTGTTGGAAGTGGACTTTACTAAATTTGATGGATCGTTTAGTCCATTTTTCCATAAAATTTTGAGAGGATTTTTCCTTCGTTTATTTCATTTAAGTTGTCATCGGGACATTGATGACTTATTGAAGAATGAGAGAAATTTCTTTGGAGTGTCCACTTCTGGGTTTTACTATTTTGGTGGTTCATCTACACCATCTGGTACACCTAGAACGAGTCTTGGGAATTCCTTAGTGAATGCATTTGTGGCTTATTGTTGTTTTCGATTTGATGGTAAGGATTCTTTTCATTCGTTCAATGATCTAGGTTTTTATGGAGGTGATGATGGTATAACTCCTGATGTATCTTCATTATCTATGGAAAAAACCTGTGAAGCTTTTGGATTGGAGGTCAAGATGACTAGAATAAACAAACATGGATATTTTAGTTTTCTTGGTAGGATTTTTCTAGATATTTGGTCTGGAATTGATTCTATGACAGATTTGAGAAAGCAACTGTCTAAATTTAATTTAACAATTGCTGACTCTACTGTACCAGATAGTATTGTTCTTGTTAGGAAAGCTCAATCCTTTTTGGCTACTGATCCTAATACACCAATCTTAACTCATTTATGTGAATTAATTTTGGATGAATTTGAGGATGATCATAATATTAAGTATGATTATAGTAGTGAACGATACTATTTTGGTAGCACTCCAATTCCAATGATACAAGATATTGATTTGTCTTATGTGATTGCGTCAGAAATTCTTAATATGGATTTACGTGATTTAGACATATTGAATCTTGCTTCTTTGGAAGATCTTTGGACTTCGAACATTCCTGTTTTACATGAACTGGATGTCAAATATCCGGCGATTGTTGATGGCGATATTTTATCACCTAAGGAAGAAATTCCGAAACAGGAAAGTAAAAAGAAAAGATATGGTCAAAGGAAAAAACGGACCAAGAAGAGTCGAAAACAAGTTGTCAGTGGTCGAAAGACCAATTCCGACAGCCAAAAATGTACTTGCTAAAATTGATAGGAGCCACAAGCTTACTTATAAGGGGACCGATTTCATCGGGATTGCAACAATCTTTGGAAGTTCATCCATTGACCCTTATGCCCCAGCAGTTAGATGTCCCATCTCACCTTCTTTATGGGATGAGACACGAGTACAGCGCGTAGCTTCAACTTATGAACGTTATCGCTTCTTAAAGTTGGAGTTTCGTTATGTATCTGCGGTGCCCTCTAATCAGGGTGGACAACTAGCTATGTGGGTAGATCAAGATCCGGATGATACTCCCGAATTTCCTGCTGGTTCTGCTTTTGGTAGATTTGCTGCAGTTAATAGGGGTAATGTATTTAATGCGTTTAATTCAAACACATTAAGAGTTCAACTTGATGGTCGACATTTATATACTGGAGCCACTAAAGAGAATATGCGAAAGTCAGCACAGGGTATACTTTATCTTGGTGTTATGACTCCACTTGCAAGTTCTACTTCGCTTGGCGCTATATATGTTGACTATACAATTGAATTTGATACACCTACTCTGGATCCCATTCCGGAAACGTGTTCGTCACCAACTTTCTTCCATTCGCAAACTCAGGTTGCTGCTGGAACAGCGGCTAATGCTTACTTTGTGTATGCTATTCCTGAAGCGAATCTATTGAATGCTGGAATTATTTCTTCTCGTATTTTGAATACTGTCTTAATGGCATATCCTTATACAGTTGGAAGTAAACTAGTTGACAATGGGTTGGATAAAGGTAGACCAATTTATCTTCGTCCAATAGATAAAGTTGGAACTGATATACATTATCATGTGTATAAAACACTGCGTGATTTGAAATCAAATGTTGAGCCAGTAAAGAATGAAGATACTTCCGCTTGGACCGGTACTGATGCCTTAGACGTAGCTTGGACTCTTGCCAGTTTTTACTTTGCTTATCTTGCTATTTGATTGCTTTGGTGTTTTAAGGAAC